CGCCCCAGCATCAGCCCGTATTGCGACACGCCTTGGAGTAGCCGACGTGCGGCTGTTCAAGCGGGTCGAGGACGGCTGGATACGGAGTGACCATGCAGACTGCACACGACGAGATGAGCCCGAATGAATACATGCTGCTACACGACTGCTGTGCGGTGTGTCACTGGCCTGCCCAACGGCGTGGCCGGTGGATGGAGCTGCACCATATTGTCGGTGGCTCTGGCCGTAAGGATGTGGAAATCAATTATCTGTGTCTGTGCTGCCGTTGCCATCATGCCGTCCACAACAGCCTGCCGGAATACGGTGAGATTCCCAAGGGAAGTCTCCTCGCAGCCAAACTTGAGCAGGACGGAAGCGTTGACGAGCGGGGTCTGGCTGCACTCAAGGGTCGGCATGGACTCCCGTATGACATCTGTCCAATCCCAGAGAGATTTTTAGCGGATCGCTCCGACAAGGGTGGTAGGTCATGGCCATAAATTCGAGACAGAAGGGCAAGACCGGCGAGCTAGAGGCTGTTCGCATACTCAAAGAACTATTCGGCTGGAGCGGCAGGCGCACACAACAGTTCTCTGGATGGGCCAAGGGCGGTGCAAGTGCCGACCTCTATGTAGACCAGACCCCCGATCTGTTCTGGGAGATCAAGCGGGTCGAGCGGCTGAACATCAATAACGCCATGGCCCTTGCAGTAGAGCAAGCCGACCGCAAGTGCCCAGTAGTCCTACACAGGGTCAACCGCAGCCCAGATTGGTTGCTGACTATCCGGCTGGCCGACCTTCCTCGACTCGCACACGCCTACGAATCAGCGGTGAATTGTGGCAATGGACACTCACAGACAGACGATACGGTGGCTCCGTAGGCACTTCAATCCACGCACCCCGATGATTGTTCGGGTCGTGGATAAGTTGCCCGGGTGCCACGGCATCTGCCTCATTGGGGATGGCCGCGCCCTTATCAAGATAGCCAAAGCAACAAAGGCCGTGATGGATGACACACTGATTGAGGAGTTTGCCCATGTCCTCCGACACGACTGCCCCCTGCCCATCACCGACGATCACGACGCCCTCTTCTGGGCAATCTACGGCGCAATCCAAGCCAAGTGGCGAGGCGAATTTCCTTGACCGTATCTGTCAAGACAACTGCTGTAATAGGTGTTTGAATGCAAAGCGACAACTGGTGGCACGAGCCCTCTCCGACCCCCGAGCCACCGGAACCAGCCCCAACCCCAGTGACCCCTAGTCACTATCGCCAGCACCCTTCTGGTATTCAGGCGATCACTATTACCGAAGGATTTTCGTTCAATCTTGGGAACGTAGTGAAATACGTTTGGAGAAGCGACCATAAAAACGGGACTGAGGACTTGGAGAAGGCGGCATGGTATCTGGCCCGGGAGATTGCCCGTCGCAAGGCCCAGCAACAGGAGGATGGCAAGTGACGCCAGTAGTGCTAGACACCCTAGAGAAGGTCATCTTGAGCGACCTAGAGCCGCTCTGCCCGCAGGAGCTAGAGGGTGGCATGCGAGCCCTGTGTACCCTCATGGTCAGCCGCACATGCACGGCCCTGACCGGCAAAACGCAGCTTCGAGAGGACTCCATGGGCGAGAAGCGGGCGGCTCAAGGCTGGCTGGAAGGTGGGGTAGGTACAGTCACATTTGAGCAGGCTTGCAGCTTACTAGACTACGACGCCGACGCTGCCCGAAATCGCATCATGCGGTATGTCGCTGCCGAAAGGGCCCGGGCCATAAGTAGGTAGCCCTAGGAGCTGCCCCCATGCCCGACGATGTTTACACCGACGCCATGAACCAGATGGCCAGCGTCAGCCTCTCTGAGAAGATTCGCCTGCTGATCCAGTGGTCGCCAGCACTGGCCCTTTTCGCGGCGATTACCTCGGCAAAGCCCGGGCGGGACAGGGTAACTGCCGTTCTGGCCCTGTTACAATGGGCAGCTAGCCAGACCGACATGAAGGTAGACGACCAGCTCGTCCTGCGCACTACTAAAATGCTGCTGACGCCAGAGGGTGGGGCCTTGGTAGACTATGTGCATGGTCTGTTTACGGGTCTAGCGGAGCAGCAGAAATATGCCGAATCTCATAGACATTTTGGTGGTTAGCGGACTCCTGCTATTCGCAGCCGCTCCCTACCTCGTCAGGCTCATCCCCTCCCAGCCAGCCAAGTTACCGCCCCCGGTTGCTCCCGCCGTGGACGACCACGCGGAATGGCAGACCCATTGGACAAACACCCTTATTAAACTGCTCAACGAATTAGACGAGAGCGGGGATAAGCGGGCCGTGGAGCTGACCAGAGACTTGATGTGGCAGATTCTCGGCGGCAGCGATGCACCCCAATCCAAGAAGTGACTACCATGCCGCCCCTCTATCGCCTTATTATCTCAGTCATTCTGGCAGTGGGCTACTTGGCTGTCCGCAATCAGCCAGCCATCTGGCCGAGGCCCATCACGCCAGCCGTAGCCCCGGTGGCCGAGCTTGTCGGTCTGGTCAGGACGATGTCAGTGCGTGACCGGACTGCGTTGCGTGAGGCGTACCAGATTCTGGCCCGCAGCATCGATGCAGACCCGCCGGAAGAGCCGGTGTTCGACACAGTGCTGGCCATCCGGCAGGCCCACAGAGCGGCCCTGCTGTGCGTCTGGCGGGGCGTCCTCGACAACCCCCCGGGGAAGTACCCCGGCCTGCGTGAGGCCCTTGAGGAGTGCGTACACAAGCGGCTGGGCAGTGATGATGCCGCCGTCTCCCCGCCCATCCGGCAGGACGCTGTTGCCGTACTCAATGAAATAGCGGGGACGCTCCAGTGAAGGATCGGGCAACAGCACAGTTCGCAGCACCGCAGGATGCCGTCGAACAGTATGAGAAGGGCTTCATGGGGGCGTTCACTGACGCCTCTGCGGCCCTGTCGCTGGCCCAGACGATCAAGGATCAAGGTGGTAGCCATCTAGCCCGTCAGGCTATCAAGAAGGCTGGCCTATGGGGGCAGGGTGGCGGGCGAGTCAGCCTGCCATACCTTGCTGCCCAAACCCTCTACCCCGGTTGCCTGCCCGGGGGCCAGCAATTACGCGGCGACTGCGTGAGTTTCTCGACGCGGACTGCGGCCCTTGTCAGCTACTGTGCAGCCCTGCTGTATGGCGACAATGACGAGAGGTACGTTGCCCCGCCGGTCAGTGCAGAGGCACGGCAGTCAGCCACATTCTCGACCGAAAGTTTCTACTGGTATCGGGGCTATGACGGGGATGGCTGGAGCTGCGCCGCCGCTGCGGAGGTAGCCATTACCAAGGCGGGCCTAGTGCTACGCAAGCCCTACCCCGAGCTATCGCTAGACCTAACTGAGTATGACCCCCAGACAGCCGGTGAGTGGGGCCGTAACTCGCCGCCACCCAAGGTGCAGGAGATGACCAGACAGTATCCCTGCACCACCGCAACCACCTGCCACTCATGGGAAGAAGTGCGGGACATGCTGGCCAGCGGGTTCGGGATCAGCACCTGCGGCTCTGAGGCATGGGGCAGTGAGAGAGATGATTGGGGCGTCTGCAAACGATCAAACAAAACTTGGCACCATGCCATCGCAGCCATTGCGGTAGACGACCGGCCCGAGACGCACAAGCGGTACGGTTGCGGGCTCGTCTTGCTCTGCAATTCATGGGGCCCGTATGTCACAGGTGAAGACAAAGTGCAGGGGACGCAGCACAAGATTCCGGCAGGGTCGTTCTGGACGAAGTGGACTGACTGCTCGAATAGGTATTACGTGGCCCTTGCTACGGGCGAGGGCTGGAAGGGCGTGAAGCTCCCCGATTGGGGACTAGGAGGAATCGTCTGATGAAGAAGTTCATTGTTGCTTTAGCCCTTTTGGTAGCAACATGGCAGGTGCAAATGGCGGTCGAAGCCGGGATGTCCACCGTTTCCACACGGCACCGCCGCCGCATGCTACAGCCGCGACCTACACAGGCAGTTTCTCCATGCCCGCCGGGAGCCAAGTCATGTCCGAACATACCGCCGCAGCCAGTGCAACAACTGACAAAGCCAACCCGATAGGTGGCGAGTTCCTGCTGCGGACGGCTGAGAGATTCGGTGTCCCAGTAGTCTTGCTGCTCTTGCTCCTCTGGTGGGCGCGCACGGACATAGTGCAGCCGCTGCTGAACGTCCATTTTGAAATGGTCGAGAGGATAACGGAGGGGCAGAATGCCCACACCAAAGGACTAGAGGGGCTAGGTCGCAAGCTGGATGAGCTTATCTCTGCAACCAAAAGCCTAAGCAGATGACGCGGCTCACCGCCGAACAGCAGCGACTAGCAGCAGACGCAATCAGATATTGCGACCCAGTGATTGCGCAGTTCCTCAAGGTCAACGATGACCTGCGAAGAGCCGCCCGCAGGGTAGACCTATCCAGCACAGCGATGTATGCAATCTGCTTGGCGGCAGCGACCTACAACCCAGAGAAGTCTAAGCCCTCTACGTATTTCAGTATCGCCATTCGGCATGCACTGATACGGGCAGTGCTGAGACAGCAGAAGCTAGACGGCAGGTACATTGCAGTGGAGTCCCTGCTAGAGCCCTCGCCCAACGTCCATCGCACACGGCAGGAACAGCGGGCACTCAAGGCCCTCAAGAGTCTCTCGGCGTATGACAAGACGCTCCTCGAAGACCGGCTCATCGAAGCCGTGACCCTCGAACAGCTTGGGCTAGAGCAGCGACTTGACCCCCGCACCGTAGCCAAGAGAGTGGCAGCGGCCATCGACAAGCTACGGCGTGCGGAGGACAATCTCCCCTGACTTCACCGCTTTGATGAATTGCTTGTAGTTGGGAATCTTCGGGTAGCCTGCCCGCCTAGCAAGCAGAGCCCACCGCACTTGCATGGGTGTGGGGAAGTACCGCTTGCAGACGATCTCCTTCTGGTGGAATGACCATAGCGATAGATTGTCGTAGCTCATCCCCTCATCCCGCTGGAACTTCAGCAACTCGACCATCTCCCGCTCGGCAGTATCGATCCGGTAATACTGGTTGGGCCTCTCGCCCCTCTTCTTCCAGCCAATCGGACAGCCGTGCGAGTAGGGCCTGCCCTGTTCCTTCCGCAGGGCAATGGTTTCGTTCGTCCGCTCTCGGGTGAACTCCCTCTCTAGCTCCGATACTGCCAGCAGTATCTGCTTGAAGAACTTGCCCAGTGCCGTACTGGTATCGATCTGCAAGTCCATGCTGTGAAACACCACACCCCTCGCACCGAACATATCCATGGTGTCGATGCCGTCTTTGAGACTGCGGAATGCCCGGTCTAGCTTTGAGCAAACCACATGATCCCCGGGCTGGGCAATGGCATACACCTGCCGCCCATACTCCCGCTCTGTGAAAGGCTTCTTACCAGATTGGGCCTTGTCATAGAACCATCCACCCCACAGGATGCCCTTGTCCCGCAGGGTACGCTGCCAATAGTCATGGCAGCGATGTTCCTGCACCTCTCGGGATAGCTCTTGCTTGGCAGTGGAGTGCCGCCCATACCCATAGCACACCAGTTGCCGCCCGTTAGTCATCTTCATGCCGCTCGCCCTCCTCTTCTCCGTAGTCCTCAGTCTCGTAGCTAGTGTCACGACTATCCCAGACGCGATCATAGATCGTATCGGCCCATGATATGTCTATGAACATACTCATCACGCACACGGCGGTACAAAGCTCGACCACCCAAGTATCCTCCTCCAACTCGTCGTCGTCCATGGCCTCCATGTCAAGGTAGACCTTCTCGCAGACTTTACTGAACTCCGAGTCTGGGGAGCGATCATCCCACGCGGCAACAGCCGCCCGACTTTCGATAGACGCGGAGATGTGAATAGGTTTCTGGGTCCTGTCCTGCTGCCGCAGGGTGGCGAGGAAAGTGAACGCAGTCTTGCCCGCCTCCTTGGGTAGCTCATAGCCCCCGCCTGTCTCAATGATGTCATTGAAGATTCCAACCAGAGCCGCGTCATACCACGCCATCTTGGGCCTCCTTGTTCGCAGGTGGAAACACAATACCCATCGCCGTCATGCGGGCCGGTATCACATGAATATCATTGCACAGACTACAGCACCGACCAGTGTTGACGGGCTGGGCATTATGCCCATACCCATAATACTGATCCCCACATATCGAACACTTCGTCTCATGTTCCTTCATCACTCCCGCCCTTCGTTGTATTTGTTGAACTCGACCCTCAACTGCTCTTTGATTACCAGCAACGATTGCATGGTGGACAAATCCTTACTGCCATGAACGTACATGCTAGTAATCGCATCGTTCACCACTTGGGATAGCACGGCAAAGGTGCATCCCTCATACCCATTGCCGGTATTTTTCAACACCAGTGTGTAGGTAAGGATAGCCCGGTCAATGGCACTTCGGCAACGGTCTTCCGGCTGATGAGCGACTCGTGAGTCTCAGGAGGAGCGTGCCCGGGCGTCCGGAGCGGGT